TATATTACTCTTTGAATTTAGTACGTATTATACCAAATTTAGGTTACTTTGTCAATGGGTTACGATTAACTACTCTATCTCTAAGACCGCTAGACGAAAATCTATGGGACCTCTCGTTGAAGTATAATTGGATACCACGCTTCCGGCATATATCCTTTCCAGTAAAGTCTAAGTCCCTGTACTCTTCTCCCATGATACGCAAGTCTATTTGATACATAGAAAGAATATCTTCTAGGTCTTGTTCAGTGACATATGGAATAATTTCGTCGACGTATCCCACAGCGTTTAACTGAGTATACCTTTCAACGATAGTCTGTACTGGTGCGTTCTTGTGGTCACGGTCCAAAGAAGGGTCTACCTGAAGTCCACATATAAGGTAGTCACAATGTGCCTTAGCATCCCTGAGCATTGCTACATGGCCGGCATGGAGTAGGTCAAACGAAGAACAAGTGAACCCTACCATCATAATTTACTGTGCTCTTCTCGCAACAATGCTTCCGCTTCCTCTACGCTGACATCTAAGTTGTAGTGCTTAGCAATATATTTTGCATGACGTTCGAAGTCCGGTGACTTGCCGAGAACCTCTCTAACTTTAATCTGTACCGCATAACCTTCGACTTCAGAACGCAGTCGATATGCTTTATTAAAGTTGTACCAGATAGGATGTGTGCAGAAGGTTCTCCAAAACTGTCGGACATGAACCTTCTCATGCTCTATGAGAGCTTGGTTGTCTTTGTGTGCTGGACGCACGAATATGATAAACGCAAACACGAAAGCAGAAAATCTTTTTGGGATAAAGGTGCTTAACGGTACAATAATATATAAATTCATTTTTTTCTTGACTTGCCCTTGACAGTTCTCATTTTATAGTGTATAATCTAGCTTGTAGTCCAGAGGGAATATAAGCAATTAATTCATCAACATTCCGTCTACATCTGAGTCCAATGAATCAGATTCTTTTTTCATCTCTTCTAACCAATCATTCAAAGACTGTGGTTTCTCATCAAAATCGTCTAGTAAAGATTTAGAATAATTCTCTTCCAAGTAATTAGCCATCTCCTTTAAAGCAGTATTATACTGTTCCAACATCTCAGTGGCAGGAATTGCCAAAGACATGATCTTATCAGTAAATATCAACATTACATTAATCGGAGTGTCCTGATATACCATAAAGGTTTTAAACGTAAAAAATTTATCACCATTCTTTAACGTATTCTGCATTAGGCTCATAGCATTGTTTACGCAAATTTGTCCTTCGCTTTCATCTAATACATCACAGATAAGTTCCTCACCTGTTATTAATTTCAAATGTCTAACCGAAGAATCCGTCTTCATCATTATCTTCTACTCTTATAGGTTTTAGGTTAACAGGATAGATTTTATATTTAAATCCTTCCTTAGTATATATCTTAATTCTTTCGGCACTATGTTTCAAAGTAAAATTCTTATGAGACTTGACATGCAAATCATCAGCGATATCAATAAGCTTAGTAGTCCTACCGTCGTCAGACTGACGCAGGCCACGACCAATCGATTGGAGTACCTTAACTTGTGATTTCGATGGAGTCGCAAATATAATGTTATGCAAATTGCGGATGTTGATGCCAGTGCTGAAAGTGCCAAGAGAGGCAACAATAATTGAATCATTTTCTTTCTCTACAATTCCTCGTATTTGTTCACGGTCAGTAGCATCAACCTCACCCGAAACGTAGAACACCTTCCTTCCTTCCGGCGCTAATGACTTAATCATTTCATGCAACACCTTACCGTGTTTCTCTACAAACTGAAACATCACCAAAGTATTACCCGTTTGGTCTAGTGCAATCTTACTTATAAACTTGTTACGTGGTTCATATGTAACAATATAGTCAAGTTCTTCTTGGTAGTTTTTCTCTCTCATCATGTGACATGTTGGGTCATCATACCGTAACAGTAAAATGGATATGTCAAGTTCAGCAAGCTGTTTACTTTTCTGCAACTGTACGGTGCTAGTCACCGTGAAAGTCGGCCCAAATAAACCTTCCAATACTAGTTTATTAGTCTCAGTCCCATCTAGAGTACCTGTAAGACCAAACCTGTACTGTGCTTCAGTGCACTTATCCATCATAGTAGATAGAGACTTTGCTTTGAAGAGATGCACTTCGTCACCAAAGACAGTGTTGAACTGCTCGAACCACTCCTTGCCGAATTTATAGATTGACTGCCATGTAGAAATTATGACACGCTTATCCGTGACCTTCTCCTTACCAGAGTAGATGCGGTGACAGAACTCTTCGGTGTCATACCCATAGTCAGCAAAGTCTTTGTACATCTGCTCCACCAAAGAAGTAGTAGGGACGATGATTAGTATTTTACCTTCGGTGACTTCGTAGCAGTATCTCAGTAGATTGTAGATGATAAACGACTTACCACTACCAGTAGGACTCAGAAGAAGGCAACGCCTACACTCGACCCCATGTGCAATTGCTTTGTACTGGTAGTCTCTAGGCTTAAACGGACTTTCTAGTAAAGACAAGAAGTCAATCAATGCCGGATGGTCTATGTCTTCCTTGAAAGAGGGTATCCCGTAGACCTCGTGTTCGAGTATCTCCAGTTGATAGAAACGGTCAGCACAGAAACGACGTAGATGGGTATAAAGACCAACGTTCATTTGTTTTGAAACCATGTTGTACAGTTTCACCTTCCCGTCCCAGTGTCGAGATTTGAATGCTGGCATAAATTTATAGCCAGGCACAAAAAAAGAGAAGTACTCCCTCAATTCGTTTTCTTGTGCGGGATGCGCCTCAACCATAAAATGGGAGTGGTCCTTCATCCTGATTCGTATCTTGTTATCCACCGGCTTCGAACTTTCTCCAATCAATCATGTTCTTCACAGTTTGATGCCTCCACTTTAGGGTATCAACTATGTTACTTAGGGTTTCGATAAGAGTCTTATGATAAACCACCTTCTCTTCAGACTTCTGAATCTCAGGGTCTGAATCATAGTAGTAGTCCATTTCACCCTTCAGCATACGGAGACCATTGAACGGATCTAAATCCCACCCAGTAGAGACTATCTCTTCTTGAGACATCTTACCGCTGTAGTATAAGAATTTTTGTTTGAGTAACGTCTTCTGATTGTTTTCAGAACGTTTGAGTTGTAACTTGGCGAGTGCCAGATACTGCAAGTATTTTGCATGTAGTGAGGGAGTCTGTCGAGAGACTTCGTCCAGTTGGTGCTGTGATATCTCACAGTCTTCGCGCCACTCTTTGAGAATGGATTCTAAATCAATCATATAATAACCTTAGTTCACTGTAAATATATAGTATAACACTAAGTCGTTATAAAGTCAATACAATCTTTCCAGTAATCTTCGTCGTGACCTAACACGTAACTGAGGGTCATTCTATAACAGTCTGTTCTCGCGGCATGGTAAACCACATCACCAGAACCATATGCGCCGAAGTGACCCGCTTTTAGAGTCCATCCCTTTTCGTCCTGAATAGTGATAACCTCTTGGGTCTTTGGGTCAACGTACTTAAACCATCCGTCACCTCTTTCAGACCAAGTGAAGATTAGGTTATATGCAGCTGCGTTTGCATTGTTGTGCCATCCGATAAAACCTTGAGGTGGATATAGTGTGGAGAGTGCACTGTGTTGCACCCCCAACTCTTCGGTCAAAGACGCATTTAGATTATGCCAAGTCTTAGCATATTCTTCGGGGTGTGTACCCTTGTAGTGGTCTGGTTTGATAGGATAACAGACTGACGTTGATGCGGCCCCATCATGGTGTTCTCCCATATCGATGATTCTCCACATCTCATCTTCACCAGTATAGTGATCTGCCTTACCCATCATGTCCGGAAACATACAAGCGTTAGTATTCTCCGGTTGGTAGAGTTCTCGATAGGTGTACCGGAAGTCTTCAAGAATGCTTATTACTTCTGGATTCTTGATTTCAAACTTGGTCAGACTCATGACAATACGAATTCACTAAATCGGAAGGTGGTGTCAAAGTTGATATATTGAACGTCACCAGTAGTCGATGTCAGCTCGATAGACCCCAACTGTGTTGGTATGCAGTTCTTATAAAGAATCTGGGCACAAAAGTTGTTATGACTCGTAAGCACAATAACCTTGATATCATGGTATGGGTTACCCTCACCATAGACAGAACCTTCTAACCACTTCTGAACTTCTTTGTATGCGGTCATATCCTCATCTAGAATAAGATTTAGGTTAAGTTCACCGTAACTGATAGTATCGCCAGGAACAGGCAATCCCGTTATTCTAGGTACAGCGACTTCCACCGCAGAAACAGTTGAGCCTGGGTGTTGTACGGACTGTGCGAAAAATTCTAGGTTACCGTAATTCTCGCGTTCGATTATTACACGGAATCCGGTAGGTTGTAAGAAGTTTT